ATTTTATCAATACTATCGACCACTTAAAGCACCACCTAAGTCAGTAGTTATGTTTTTCATGCCATTTAATAGCTCATTAAAATCTGCTGTCTTATACATATTAGTCGCTACTCCATTTTGAGTATTCCACCCATCATCATTATAACGAAATAGCATTCTATAGTTCCAAACCTTACTACCTCTCTTATATCGCCGAGCTTTTATGAATAACCATTTCTCTGTGTCATCTCCTGTGAAGTCTGATTCATAATCAGTTTGAGCTTTCGCCAATAGCTCTTCAGTTTCATTGAGAAAATCTATACTGTTTATTTTGCCTTTCATAAGTACAATATTTCTCATAAAGGCTTTACCACCAACTACCGTAACGAGCAAAACAGGCGTTACTTTAGTTTGCTTTAATTCAGGTCTATTCGCCTCTGTATATGCAGCCCCCTGATCGGACCAGTTTGTTGCCCAGCTTTGCTTATTACCATCAGCGTCAATATAAGCATCGACACTTGCCTCTTCAATCTCAGAATCTAATTCAATATTCCAAGAGCCAACTTCGTCAGGCCGGCCTAAACGAAACTCTTGGCCAAAAGTTGAATAGACAGTCGTGACAAGGCATTCAGTTTTATTATTTGGTCTGGCTGATACTCGCTGATCGGTAACCCTCAAATCGTCACGACCTGGCCATCTGTCGCCAAGAAAAGGGACAGGATCAGATATACGTCGCAAATTACCTACTATACGGAAGTCCCAATCAGTCCATGACATCGAATGAATACGAGTTATCGTTTGACCTAATGAAGTCAAATGCTCGGCTCGACTTTGATATAATTCCTTAACCGACATTATTGTGGTACTCCTACATTACCGACAGGATTAGGGGTTAATTTGTCTGATATATCCTCAAGTAACTCAGTTTGTCGTCTCATCAGGGCTTCATTGTACGCATCCGAGCCAGGCATCGGCCTTATATGGCCAAGCCCAGCCGTACGCTGTGAGCCGGTAGTAGCAGCTGTCGATTTACTTCCCCCAGGGACAGATTCGGCTATGTTAGAAAAAGTTTTATTCCAATCAGCGATAATATCCGAAAAACCTTGCCCATATTTACGCTTAAACATGTACTCTTTAGCCAATTCTGGACCTACTTGTTTTATATAGGTATCTAGTTTTTCTCTAAATTCTTTAGTCTTAGTAGGTATACCTCGTTCCCTTGCTCCCCTACGTTGTCTTATTCGTTCTAGAGTTTCAGCAATAGCTGTATCGCCTTTAGATGGAAGAACATCTCCACCAAATAAGCCAGCTTTCAAAGCATCAAATGCAGCCTGAGCTCCTAATGTTGCCATTGAGACAAAGGTACGAAATGCAGCACCTGCGATTTTAAGAAATGCACCAAATGCAATCTCTAATCCACCTGACCAGTCATCTTTAAGATACTTCACGAAATTCTTAAATACATCCCAAACTCCAGATACTTTTTTGTGAAATGTATCGGCCCATCCTTCTATTTTATCCTGATTATCTTCGGCCCACTTAGTTATCGCAGTAGCAGTCTTTTGTAAATCAGCTAAAAATGGTTTGCCAATTACCTCTAATATATCACTGAGAGCATTTCTCATTTTTTCTAATGGCGTTAGCCCAACAAGAGCCTCAGCCTTTGCGATCCTAAAACCATCGGCCATAGCTCTTTGGAATAGAGCCATTTTTTCCGTTTCAGTGCTAGCCGCACGTATAGAAGTTATATAACGACCTAGCATAGAATATTCACCGGCTAATCCAAGGGCTACAAGTTTCATTGACGCGGATAAATCCATATTAAATGCTGCGGCTAAACCCATAGCACCTTTTGTTGCTTCTTTTATTTTATCAGTCGTAACACCCATAGACAAACCAAGCCGCATTATTTCGAGCGTCCCTTCGTCTCCATGTTTCGTTACTTTTTGCAGTTGGGACGCATATTTTTTTAACTCTTCAAATTGTTTTTTCGTAGCTTTCCCTGTGTTTTGTAATGCTACTGCAAGTTTGAATTCAGCCTTTTGTTGTGTCGCAGCAGCACGTATGCTTAATGTGTACATAGTCGCTAAAGTAGCTCCTATTACAAACGCAGCTTTTTTCGCTGTTGCCGCCATGCTAGTCATAGTTTTTTTTAATGTCGCATGAGCTCCGGCCAATCCCTTTTTGAATTTACTGAGCTTCGCAGATATCTCAACATATGCTTCTGCTAATTTGAATGCCATTATTTATCACCTCTAGCTTTATTTGGTAATATTTGCTTTGCTAACGCAGCGCCTAAATCACCAGTCATCGATTGCTCTTCTATCTGTTCATTATCGTCTTCGTCTGATGTACCTGATTCCATTTCTTTAATTACAGCTATCTCTTTAATCAATATCAAACATTGCTTTAATGTTATACTACCTACACCCTCTAAAGTGTAACCAGGATAAAAGTGCATAATCATTGCTATGATAGTTGACCATTCTATGGAATCACTACCGTCTCCGCTTTTTTTGTTTCAGAATCTTCCCCCTCATCTTTTGAAACAATACCAGCAGCTTCGTCAAGTACCTTTTTTGCTTCGTCTTCTTTTTCAATAAGTCCGGCGTCTTCCAGAACCGTTTCTATATCGGACCTGTTAAGCATTTCTCTAATTTCAGATTCTACCAAGTCTGGATTTGCTTTGTGTATTAACTGAACCAAAAGGTAAGTCAATCCTTCGACCGATTCAGTCTCGGTACTTATTTGTAAAGGTGTGAATTTCTGGGTGATCCTGTAATACACAGCTTCCGGCATTTTGCTATCTGCGTAAAGCTCTCTTGCAATCGCAATATTCTCTTTACGTTCCTTGATTAGATTTTGCTTTGCAATCCGTTCTGATTCAGCTAACTCCTGAAGCCCTAACTTGCCGATAGGGTACGCCTTGCCGTCGAGAGTTATTTTTCTGATAATTCCTTTTGCCAATGTCTCACTTAAATCTGCCATGTTAATAGTTCCTTTCTTAAATTAAGCGTTTGTAAATGTTGCTTCACCTGTACCTTGAAAACTATATGTAACTGTAGAGGCTCCATCAACTGTAGTCCCTGCCGATACACCCTGAGCTATTGCCGGGCCATCTATATAATCAGATGCGTTAAGCATTAGTTTTAATGTAGCAGGAGCGTCACCAGCATCGCCGCCGCCCTTAAAATCCTCGCCTAATCCAGCGTCGCCATTGCCAACAAGTGGCACATTAGAGCCTGAACTATCAAGTAGGCAAGTGACAGAAGCGGTCCAGTCTTGTAATCCACCACCATATTGTTTATGGGCAGTACCCATTACAGTGACTTCTGTCAGGTGTCCTGATATTTCAGCGTTCCAAGATAAAATATTTAATACCGTTACGTTTCCGCCTTCCGTATCCCAAAAAACAGAACCGGCCTTACCGTGAAATTTACTCATGTCAATTACTCCTTATGTTAATGCACTATTACCCTGGAAGGTATAAGTTGCTTTTACTGCACCTTTTGAATCTACACCTAAAGATATATTAGTAGCGATACCTGTACCAGTTATAGTTCTAATCCCATCACCTAATACTAAGGCGGCAGATGTTAAAATCTGTCCTAATGCCGTCGATGTACCCATTAAGATTCCGCCGTCATCGACAAGTATGGTAACGGTAGCGGTCCAGTCTGTATGTCCAGCTACCACCTCCTCCCAGTCACCGGTACTCGCCATATTTGTAACAGGGGCAGTATCCACCGTAGCAGATAGGGACCATGACTCTACATAAGCCTGGGTCTGTGATGTCCAGGTAACACTACCGCCTTTTCCATGTGAAACTGTTATAGCCATAATAGACCACCTTTCATTTTATTTTAAGTCATAGCAATCGGACCGTTAGAAGTGAAAAGATATGTATGTCGATTAACATCTTCTATACCAGTACCAACTTCAACACCGATACACATCGCCTTACCAGACAATGCCGTAAACGTAACTGAGTCGTCAGTTAATACTAATCCTGTTGTTGCACCTAAAACGGTTGCTATCGCTGGTGACGAATCCTCTACACATGTGACTCTGGCAGTCCATCTTTTTATACCACCTTTATATTCTTTGAAATCAGCAGCACTTGCCATATTTGTAAATTCAGCTAGACTAGTCGTAGCATCTAACGACCAATCAACAACCTTAGATACGTCGCCGTTAGCGAACGTAACTGAGCCGTCTTTTCCATAAGAAACAGCCATGATATATACTCCTTAATTATTAAATCATCATTAAATTATACAAATGAGCTTCTACTATATGTCCGCCTGAAACCGATGACTCTCTGATAATACGATACTCTAAAGTTACCATCCAATAGTTCAAATCTTTTTCTATTTCGCCGGTTCCTGTTCGTTCCATCAGTAAAGCTGAATCATTCTCATAGCTTAAAGTCACATCATCAAACGCATCGGTAAACTTTTCTAATATATCCATCAGTTCAGATATACCGGTCGAATCTGAAAATATATTAAACTCCATGATAGATTCTTTTATCTCACTATCACCCATCGTATATTCAGATTCAGTGCTTACATGGTGCATAACTATATAAGGCATTGCTACGCCTTGTCGTTGCTCTTCTACCCATAAGCCGTTTGTATTAGCAGCACGCAGCGTCACGAAGTCGTCACCGCCTGAATCGTATGCAGATTTAAGAGCTTTGAATAATTCAAACATTATTTTTTGCCTTTCCAGAGCCGTGCTATTTTCTGCCTGGATTGTTTTAATGCCTCTCTCAAAAACGATTTACCTTTCCAAAATTTTGTACCTAATTCTACAAAAGGAGAATATTCTACGTTCGTGCCAACTATGGCAGTATGTTTTCGCTTGTCTATATCATGAAATATGCTACGAAACAAAGTAGAGGTATCTCTTAATACTAATTGTTTTGATTTACGCTCTACTATCAAAGCAGCTTTTTTTAAGGCTGCGTCATTCAGTTTGACAACTTCCTTTTCTACTTCGCCGCCATACCATTTTATATTCTGGCTCATAATCTAAGCCTTTATTTTCAATAAGTATATTTTTTGATGACTACCCATAAAATTAACATCAGGGTCGATCCCAACTACAAGATAATATTCACTCTTATAAACTACTCTGTCTTTGCCAAGTATGCTATTTGACGTAGCACAATACAAAACATAATCAGAGATAACTGTCATGTTACCGCCGTTTATGCCCTCCGCTGATTTTTTCTGTACTAACCTACAAGGCATATTCGATATTTGAACGGTCCACGCCTTAGCAGCGGCCCCATAATCGTCCTGCGAAAATGCAGGCCGCTCGACATTCACTTTTATATTGTATAAATCTGCAATCATACTGTACTCAACATCGGTTTTTTTCGTATATAGTTTCTTAGTAACTTGTCAGCGGATTCTATTCCGGTTGACGACTTCATATCAATGTCAGCAAGCGTGTAAGCATAATCGCCTATCTTTTCGGATTTCAAAGTACTGCTATAACCTGGATATAAAGTAGCATCATTTTCAGAACTCGCCAATATAATCGCAGCCTGTTTAATCGCAGGCGGCGTGCTACTCCATCCATAAGTGCCAGTGACTTTGATATTACTCATGCCTTCGGGAAATAATCTATGCTTATAGCTCAATCGTAAATACAACTCAGGCAAATCGTCCTCATCACCTGTCGATGATTCAGGGTCAAGATAGACAGAATTAACATCATAGGTCCACCACGAATCAGGCAACTCTACACCTGACAGTAAAATTTCAGTTACCGTCAAAACGTCTGGGATTAGTCCGAGAAATAGCCGGTCATTACTATTGCCGTCAATATAAATAACAAAAGACTTTGAGTAGAAATAATCCTTAGTTATCCGCTCTATATTCTGCTCGACCCGATTGATAATTTCCTGCCTATCCGTCGTACCGCTGCCCTCTCCGGTGTCTAGTGTGTGAGTCCCAGAGCCGACATCTGTAATATCAACAGCAGTACCAGCGGCAGCATTGACGGCACTTGTAGCAACCTCTATCGTCGTAGCGTCAATGTTAATTGCATAATAGGCAGTCCCGGCCACCAATGGGGCCGGGACAGCGCCTGTTGAGCTAAATCTAATCAGCGAGGCCGTATCAATGTCATTTGCAACTGTTATCCTGTCGGTCGTTATATTAACGGCTGTGGTTGCAAACGTCTCGGTCGAGCTTACAGCATCGTCCCAGTTTGATATATCAGACTCTACTATGTAATTACCTGAAGCAGCCATTAGTTATTCCTTAATTTCGTCAAGACCAGAAACAATTTTGCGAATCTTTAGCAAATCTAAAGCCGACATTTTAGCTTCTTGCAATGAATCAATATCTATTTTCTTAATGTCAACTTCGACTTCATGCGTAAGCAATTCTTTGTATTCATTACCATAAGCCTCTTCGTCCTCAATCATATATTTACCATCTTCGGTTTTAGGATTGCCGTTATCGTCTAATAGACTATATTTCTTAATTAGGCTCATCCTTGCCTTTTCAAAAATAGTTACCTCAGCAGCCAAAGCCATATATGACTTGGCAATTGAGTACGCTTCTTTGATAGGCAATTTCTCACTTAGTAATTCATCCAAAACCTGTACCGTTCCTTTAATTTCTGCCAGTTGCAACTTCATTTTTTGTCTCCATTTCTATGTTTTCTGAAAGTGATTTTGGAGTCGTCCACCCTGGAAGACTTCCATCTAATACATCGTTAATAGCAACGTAATGAGTTTTATAATATGCAGCATCACTGCCGCACCATGAACACATCAACTCCATGTGTCCTATGAATACCTCAGCCAATGCAACTTTCAATCCATCATGTTTACATTTAATCCAAAAGTTGATGTCCGCGTCTTTATGATGCAATCTCCAGTTATTATCCTTGTTTGGCTTACTTATGAACCACGGTTTAGATAGCCGCTTCAAACTTTCCAACCTTATCAAGGTCAAACCAAAATGGCCGGTATCGGCCTCAGATATACCGTCAACAAATTCCCTGTTCGCTGCAACCTTAACTATGTCTCCCTGCTCGTCATTAAAAACACCTGCTATCGGATACTTGTGTCCGCGTTTTGATTGCAATGGAAATAATACATCTATTTCAGGATGTTTTTCCATTGTTCTGTATAGGTCTATCAAGTGAAATTTCGTAAAGTAAGTATCATAATCAATAGCTAATCCATACTTGAATCCGCTTTCCGTTGCATCCTCTAATAGGTTCTCGACACCTTGCTCCCAAAATACACCACAATGCCGCTGACCATAAAGACCTAACTCATGCACAGCATTTATCAAACAAAACATATTGTCAGTAAAAGCTAATCTCGGCATCGACATTATAAAAGCTACATCTTTGCTGATATTACCTACATCTATTAACAGCTTTCCCACTTTTCCTATTTTCTGTTCGATTTTCCCTGGTTTTTTTTCCATATTTTTCCTTTCTTATTTTATCGCTATTAAATTAAGACTTATCCGCTTACCCTCAAATTGTATTTCAGAACAATCATTAAACAAACCAAATGATTCCGTTCTGGCAACTGAACAAAACCCAGCGGTTCCAAGCAATCCTCTGAGCATTTCAAACTCGAAACCAAATTTATGATAATCATACCTATCAGTCTGCGATCCATACACCATATGTAATACACGTATTTTGTTTTGTGTTGACAAGTTGCCATTCAAATATAAGTCAAACAAAACCTTAAGGTCGGGGACGGCTACGTATAAAACGCCGCCAGGCTCTAAAACCCTTCTCCATTCTGTTAACACTTTAGGGATAGATATACGTCTAAAATGCTCAAGTACATGAGAGGCATATATCTTACAAAAAGTCCCATTAGCATATCGGCTCAAATCAATAGCATTACCGGCAGCGTCCACGCCTGGGCCTAACTCTGTATTGAATATCTCCCAGCCATCTTTTTTATTTAAGCCGCCAATATGTAGTTTTCGCTGTTCCATGTTTTCCGTAATGGGTGAGGCGATTAAAGCCCCACCCATAAAAAAATAATTCTTATCAAGATAACGCAGCCGTAGAAACCCACGTTCCGCTACCGGTGTGAACCCAGAGACAAGAGGTGTCTGTTTCAAAATACAGTGAATAGTCACCAGGGTCTTCTGATGTCGGACCGGT